AGCCGACCTGCGTGAGGCCAACCTGTATGGAGCCAACCTGAGTGGAGCCGACCTGTATGGAGCCAACCTGAGTGGAGCCGACCTGAGTGGAGCCAACCTGCGTGGAGCCTACCTGCGTGGAGCAAACCTGCGTGGAGCCAACCTGAGTGAGGCCGACCTGAGTGAAGCCAACCTGTGTGGAGCCGACCTGTGTGGAGCCGACCTGTGTGGAGCCGACCTGTGTGGAGCCAACCTGAGTGGAGCCAAAAATATACAAATGCCCCTTGCGTGCCCAGAACAAGGCGAATTTATCGGCTGGAAGAAAGGGAAAGGCGTGGATGGCATGCCAGCGATCATTAAATTGAAAATTCTGGAGGATGCCAAGCGAACCTCTGCAACTGGAAGCAAATGCCGGTGTGACAAGGCCCTTGTGCTGGGGATCGAGACGGAAGAAGGGGAGGTTGAGGAAGCAAGGAGCATTTATGATGCATCCTTTGTGTACCGCACCGGTGAGATGGTAAGCGTCCCCAATTTTGACCAAAACAGGTGGAATGAATGTGCGCCGGGAATCCATTTTTACATTAACCGGCAAGCGGCGGTGGAGCATAGATGAGCATCACATGCTGCAAGGACTGCACCGAAAGGCACATCGGATGCCATGGAAGCTGTCAGCGTTATCTGGATGAAGCCAAAGCTGCAAACGCAGAACGAGAACGCTTGCGCAAGCAAAAGAAAAGCGAAAACGGAGCCGACGCTGTGCTGCATATGGCTAGGCGGAATTTTTGGCTGAAGCGGATCAAGAAAGGAAGGAAACCATGAAGCATTTTCCTGATACATACAACGATGCCCATAAGCTGGCGGAAAAATACACCCTTGCCCCTCGGGCGGGATGGGTGGAGCCGGGGAAGCGGACAAAAGATAACCAGGCCATCTTGGTGAGGAGGCAGGAGGCCGTCCGGCTGGCGGACGATCTGGCCCAGGCCTGCTGCAGCCAGGAGCTTTTCTTCCAGGAACTGATGGCGCTGGAACATTTTGTGGAACAGTTAGCCAGGGGGGAGGCAGACAGCAAGAAGTGCCCGAAGTGCCACAATGTTTACCGCGCCGGATGGATGGAAGGGAGATGCCCCTATTGCGAAGCGGAGGAAGCGGGCCGGCGCAGAGTGAAAGAAAAGATGAAATTCGGGGGAAGCAAAAACGGAGCCCCGTTTCCGAGCATGATTTGCATTTTTCGCCCATATAAACCAAATGAATCAAGCATAAAATGAAAGGTGGCGGTGTGATGAGCAAAAGCATTATGCAGGATGAAAGGCTGGACAGGCCGACAGGTCAGTATGCGGCGTATCGCCGAAAAAAGGAACACATTGACCGGGAGGCATGGGAAAAACCGTGCAGCGTGTGCGGGGGCAAAACAACGCTTTATCAGCAGACAGAAGAGGCGCAGGCCGAGCTGGAGAAGAGGTTGAGGGGGTGAAGGTGTGAAATGCTTGATTGAAAACCTTGAAGTTAATTATCCGTGCTCATCGGTTTGCCGTTTGTATGGCGATTGCATGACGGCATTTTTGGAAGAGGAAAAGCAAAGGGTAAGGACCAACGCCGACTGCCTTCGGGCCATGAGTGATGAAGAGCTGGAAGAACAGCTTGTGCTGGAAATGGAAGGCGCTACACCGTGCAAGATGTTTCTTGCGATCCCGACAGGAGAAATGTTTCTTTCCCGGGATGCGGCAAGAGAAGTGGTTGGTAGGTGGCTGCGGCAGCCAGCGGAGGGGGAATAGCTGTGGACTTGATTTTCAACGAATCAACCCAAATGTGGGAGGAGAAAAAGGAACCGGTCGCTGTGATTGAGGTGGGGACAGAGGAAGATTTTAACCGGCTGCAGGAGCTGCTGGCCCGCGCAGAGGCGGCGGAAAAACAACGAGACGAAGCCCGTCAAGATTGCGCCGTTGCTGAGAGAAACCACATGATTGAAGTGGAGCGCAGAAAGGCAGCGGAAGCCAGGGCGGAAAAAGCGGAAGAAATCGCAATCGAATTGTGCGACGATTTCACAGACTTTGTGACCGGAGGCGTGCACAATGCCGCGCCATACTGCGCAAACTTCCGACCTGAATGCGTCAATAATCGCGGCTGGTGCAACGGAGACAACAAAGTATGCCGTGGATTTTTGCCAAAAGCTGCGAGAATCAAGAAGGAGGAATAAGGATTGGAAAGAGCGAAAATCCAGGCATTTGTGGTGACAGAATATTGTCCGCATTGTGATAAAGAACAAAGCCTTTTGTGGGATGCTGGAAAAGATGGATATGAAATCTACTGCCCGACTTGCGGGGAAAAAATCATGCTGTGCAGCGTGTGTGACGAATTTGATACCTGTGATTGGAGAGAAGATAGCGGATGCAAAAAGCGGAAGAAGGGATGAAAAGATGAAAGATGCTGATTTGATCCAGGCGCTGAAGCGGATCAAGGTGCAGACCGGCGGGCTGATCTGTCTGGGATGTGGGCATGAGCACAACTGCGGCGTGCATGGCTGCGCTGTGATCCGGGAAGCGGCCCAGCGGCTGGAGGAGTATCACCGGGGGAAAGAACACATTGACCCAAAGCCGTCTGCCGATGTTGCGCCGGCAGTGCATGGAACACCTATGCTCAGATGCCGACCGGAAAGGTACGAAAGATATGAAGAATACGGTCTCAATGAAAACGGGGAAATGCTTTACTTGAAGCGGGTCCTGGTTGACGAAAAGAGTTATGCCATGTATTGCCCAGCTTGCGGAAAAAGGCTTTGCTCAAGGTTCGCAAGTTTTTGCCCCAACTGCGGCGCAAAGCTGGATGGGAAGGAATGAGCATGGGAAAGAACGCATACGCAGCCAGGCTGCAAGCCCAAAGGGATGCCCGGGAGTATATCATCAAACTCTGGATGGGCCAGATGATGTTTGATGCTTTTTCGATCACTCTGAGCGACCCGGAGATAATGGGCAAGGACACTTTCGGCGAAAAGCGCTTGAAGAAGATCGGCGCCGCAATGAATCAGAGATTGGAAGAGATTATGCCGGCGCTCACCGGCGGGCCGGAAGCTGATTATATCCGGGCAAAGGTGGATCAGCGGCTTCAGCAGATTTTTTCCGACGCCTTGCCCTGGACGGAAAGGTACGAAGGGTGGGAAGAAAGGGGGCTGCAAAATTGAATAATCATCCGTGCAAAGGCTGTATCCATTGGAGGGCGTTGAGCGGGGTAAACAAAAGCAGAATGTATGCTTGCCATTGCATCCTGGATACCGGAATGAGGGCGAACGCTTTCCGCAAGGGAAAAAGGGTAAGCGAGCATTGTGATTTCCGCATGGAGCAGAGAAGTGAAAAATCCATTCTGTCCTGGAGGAATCCGAAGAAAGAAGAAAAACCCAAAGAGCCAAAGAAGAAAGGACCTGTACCGCAGATTTATGTGATCCTGGGCCACGATGGACAGGAAAAAGCCCGGGGGACTTATGCTCAGTGCGCCGAAAAGATGGGCGTAAAGCTGAACACGGTGCAGCAATGGGCTTGTAATATGCGGCACGGAAAAAGTGCGCCGTACCGTGTAGAATTGTTGGCAAAAACATAGTGACAGCAGGGAAAGAATGGTGTATAATGGAGATGCGGTGAAGCACACTCACCGTACTTTCCACATTCTCCTTCCTTCATCTGCCCGGCGGGCAACACATCCGCCCGCCGGGAAATATGCCGCCTTTCAGGTGCATGAGCCGGGGGCGGAAACCTTCTTAGATTGACAGCCGGGAAAGACCGGCAATATCGCAAGATAGCAGAATTGGAAGATGCAGCCGTTGGTTCGGTGATGATGTTTTCTGCGATAAGCCGAATCCGGATAGACCTATCAATGCAGTACACATCGTGGGGGTTCAAATCCCTCTCCTGCAACCAAACTTAGGAGTGCCCGAAAGGGCGGGTGTCCGTTGCAATGAACGCATGGTGGGAGCGGCAGCGGTAAAAAGTGGAGAGTAGCGGCTTCACTCAAAAAACTGAATTTATCAAAAACGAAAACGCTGTGCATGGATCCGCTACTTCCGTGCATGGCGTTTTCTGATATTGGAGGAAGTTGTAATGGACTTGGAAAAAATGGCTATTGAGCGTCTTAGAACGGCATCGGAAATGAGCGAAATTTGGCACAAATCACCCTTGATTGTTACTATAAGTGGAGGGAAGGATTCCGCCGTTTTGCTTCATCTTGCGAAAGCATCCGGAATAAAGTTTGAAGCAAGCCATAATCACACCACGGCAGATGCTCCAGAAACTGTTTATCATGTAAGAAAAGTTTTTTCTGATCTGGAAGAACAAGGGATAAAATGCAATGTTAATATGCCTACTTACAAAGGATCTAGGGTTTCTATGTGGACTTTGATACCGCAGAAACTTATGCCACCTACCAGACTTGTTAGATATTGCTGCGATGTTTTAAAAGAGCAAGGAGATCCTGGAAGAATGATAAGCACAGGTGTAAGATGGGCAGAAAGCAATTCCAGAAAGGAAAATCGTGCAGTTTACGAAAAAATTTCCAAACGAAAAGAAAATCGCATTCTTTTGTCTGATAATGATGACAAAAGGATGCTCTTTGAAAACTGTTCATTAAAAGCAAATCGTGTAGCAAATCCCATTATAGATTGGACTGACAAAGATATTTGGGATTACATTGCAACCGAAAAGATAGAGGTGAATCCATTGTATGCTGAGGGGTTTGCACGCGTCGGATGTGTTGGATGTCCTATGGCCAGTAAAAAAGGAAGAGAATTGGAATTTTTAAGATGGCCAAAATACAGAGACGCATACATAAAAGCATTCGAAAGAATGATTGAAGCTCGCATTTTAAAAGGAAAAGTGGACGGGAATTGGAGGATCGGAACCACCGGTAAAGATGTATTTAATTGGTGGATGGAGTACGACATTATTCCGGGGCAAATAGATTTTGAAGATTACTTAAAATAATTTCTTAACGATTAAAGGAGGAATAGTAGTGCAAAGAAGCAACAAAGGAGCAACGCTGTTTGACCAAATGTGCCACACGGTAAACGACATTTTCAAGTCGAAAAACAATGGTCACAATTATCTGGCAAGAAGAACAGGTTTAAGTTGCGGGAAGTGCGGTCACGAGCTCAAGACCTATTACTGCGAGGAACGACTTTACATCGTAGAATGTGAGTGTTGCGAGGTTAGGTGCATGGTCGAAGCGTTAAGTCCGAAAAGCGCCTGTTACAAAACATTGGCGTGGGCAGTAGATCCTGTTGATGACATTGACGAGGATTGCACAGCGGTTTTCTTTCATCACACGCCAATAGACGAACCGCCAACTTATGTCGGGAGTACGATTGATTGCAACTTCCCGGAAGATGTTGTATGCGGTATGGAACTTCCTTGTCCGGCAACTGATGGAACGGAAATGAATATGGCCGTTGAGGGAAACGAACCAGGAATTTATGGAGGTAGGGACGAATGAGCCTTTGAGCCGTAACCGTTTGGAAATCCCGAACAGTTGCGGCTCTTCTCTTCCCAGGAAAACAAAAAATCAAGCGAGAGAAAAGAAAGAAGGTTTTTCTTTTCTTCCCCCTATTCCCCCCCTTCTTCTTCCCCCCTTTCTTCCCCCCTCTTCCTTCCCCCTTATAATCCCCTATCTATTACCCCCCTATAATCCCCCCTATAACATCCCCCCCTTTTACCCCCATCATATCTTTTACTAAGAAAGAAAAGAGAGGGCACCAGAGCAGCCTTTTTCGTCAAAATCGGCCCATCGGAACTTGCTCATTTCCAAAAACCACTTGCAATGACCACAAACCCATGTTATAATAATCCCAGGGGAAAACCTCCAGTGTTTTCCCGCATCTCCAATTCCTTTTGGGGCAGTACCACATTACCCTTGGCTGCCCCATACACGCCGCAGTAGTTTAACTGGCAAAGCGTCGGCCTTCCAAGCCGAATATGCGGGTTCGATGCCCGTCTGTGGCTCCATTGGAATCTTCCGGATATCACTGGAGGATATTTTTATATCCAGAAAGGGTGATACAGCATGGCGGAAAGCGTCGTGAAGAATGGACAGCTGCCGGGGAAACCGAAAAAGACCAAGCGTGACGATCTTTGCGTTAAGGCAGAACCTGGGGAAATGAGTAAGTTTATCCGGCATTCCCTCTGGTCTTATTACGCAGAGCCTATCAACCTGAATGACCCTAAACAGGTGGAAAAGCGTATCGGTGAATATTTCAACCATTGCATGGAAGATGATATGAAACCTACCGTCATGGGGGTGTGCAACTCCCTCGGAATAAGCCGGGATACTTTCCATAATTGGTGCTCCGGACGGTATCGTGGGGACTCTCACCTCGACATCGTCAAAAAAGCGAAGGATTTTTTGGAGGAAATGATGGAGAGCTACATGGTAAACGGCAAGGTAAACCCCGTCACCGGCATTTTCCTCCTGAAGAACAACTTTGGCTACCGCGACCAGCAGGAAGTGGTACTGAAACCGACTATGGAGCTGGGCGATCAGACTTCCCCCGAAGATTTGCAGAAAAAATACCTGGAGGCCACCGGAACGACTATCGACTGTGAAGCGGAATCCGTGGAATAGCGACTATAAGCCCATCGACTATCAGGCCGGTGGGCTTTCGACTATCCAGCGACTATCGACTTTGAGCCGCTTCCGACTATTTATCGACTTTCCGCCGACTATCCAGCGACTATGGCCATCGACTTTCAATCGTCAGCGACTATCGACTATGCCCGGCGGCGAAAAACCGGCCTGCCGGCCGACGCCCACCCCAGGCTGTCGGAGGGCGCAGCCCCAGGCGATGCCGTGCCGGTTGCCCGGTGCAGGCCCCCAGGCGATGCCGGTGAAGCCCTGGGCACGGGACACCCGGGACCGAAGAGCCCCGGAACACCAGCAGGGCCACCAGAAAGGCCCTGGACCGTGCCGCTTTTTTGCCGGTGCATTATCATGCTCCGGCTGGAATGCGGTTTTTCGGGGCGAGAACGGGGGTGCACGGAGATTTTGCACGATAGGCATAAAATAAGACACCCAAAGAAGAAAATGCAAGGAAGGGCAGTTATCGCTCGATTGCGAGCGTTTGCCTTTTTTGGGCCGCTTCGGACGGGTGGCAAGCGCAAAAAAAACCGCCCCCGGGGCGGCGAGAACGGGCCCAAGGGCGGTTTTGATATGCAGGCGGGAAGATATATAGCAAAAGCCCCCCGGAACGCTCCAGGGGGCTTGTATGGGCTAGATGATGCGGTGATTGTTACCGGGTCGTTCCCCCCACGGGGAGCGTGGATTGAAATAAGGGCGCAGTCTCGAACAAAACGGCGGTATCTCCGCCCAAGGCCTTGATCTCGAGACATGCCGCCTCGATGCTATCCGGCTGATAGGTGTAGCCGTCCCGCTCCAGCTGGGCGGCGTATTCATCCGCCCGGACGCGGACAGGGCGGGCGTCCTTCCCCTTTTGCCACGGCGCGGGAGGGGCGAAGCGCCGGGAAAGATCGGGGCGGCCCGGGACCCATACAAGAGCGGCCCAGCCGTTAGCGGTGCCTCTCCAATCAATGCGGTATACACTGCTCATTGTTTCGACCTCCGATTACTTGTTTTTTTTTGCGCAATCCACCAGGATCATAAGGGGCAAGAGCAAGAGCAAAAGGGCAATCAGCACGCACCCACCTCCTTTCTTATGTGGCCTTGCGGCCTGCATTCCTTGAGTACGGTTACAGTATACGCCGTTTTTCCGTATTTGTCAAGATGTAATTCTTGATTTGCCGTAAAAATATTAGGATGCAAGGCATTTTTGCATGGCATGGGCTTGTGTTTAGTGCGATGCGGGGGCCGCCTGGGCCGTATGCGCTGCCGGTACGGGGTGGGGGATATAGGCCCGGAGGGGCGGCGGGGGGGTAATCCCCTCGCCTACCGACACGCACTTTATATTCCCTCTACCTAATTTGCGTTGACAAAAAATAAAAAACAACATATAATTTTGGAAGGAGGGATGATCAGATGACCTACAACGAAGTTCAACAAAAAGTGTATTACAGAGAACGGGTTGGAAAGGTTTACGGATGCTTTGAGGTTGTTTCTGTCGAATACGACAAAAAACTACATCGGCAGTTATGGACAATGAAGTGCGTTCATTGCGGGACCGTGAAAAAAACATACAACGGAAAGGACTACGCAAAGGGAAAAAACAAAGGGATTTGCAAATGCCAGAGAGCGCAAAAACCAGTTTTTGAAAAACCAAAAAAAATAAAAAGGCCATCCGCCGAAAACCATCCGCTGCACACAAGATGGGAAAGTATGAAGCGCAGATGCTATGATCCAAAGGACAAAGACTATATTAACTATGGGGCAAGAGGAATAACCGTGTGCAATGAATGGAAACACGATTTTTGGTCTTTTGTGAAATGGGCAGAGGAAAGTGGATTTTCGCCTGAATTGACAATAGATAGGATAGAAAACGAAAAAGGGTACAGCCCGGATAATTGCCGATGGATACCAAGATCAGAGCAAAACAGAAATAAAAGAAATGTTCACTTGTACAACGGAAAAACGCTTCCGGAGATATGCAAAAAAGAAGGCGTGAGTGATTCTACAATTCGCAGACTTCTGGAAAAAGGAAATTCAATAGATGATGCGGTACAAAAAGCCAAAAATATTTCGGAAAGCAGAGCGTTAAATCGTTCTGCAAGATTGGCTGGAATTTGTCCGGAAACAGCAAAAAAAAGGATGGGTTTAGGTTTAAGCAAAGAAGAAGCTATTTACGCAAAGGGAAATATCCGAAAACACTTTTGCACAATAAATGGTGTTTGCAAAAGTCTTACAGAATGGTGCAAAGAATACGATATAACCCCTCCAGCTGTCTTATATCGAATAAAAACAAAAGGGATGAGCATGGAAGAGGCGTTAAAATTGCCAAAAAACTCGCAAAATAAAAAGGCGGTTGACACAGATATACATAGAATGATATAATTACATCGTCGGTGGGGAAGTAGCGGTTCCAACCGTCGCAACTGAATACCTACCGACAAAAAACACCATGCGCGAGAGCCGCTACATCTCCTGCATGGTGTTTTCGTTTTATGGAGGTGAAAAGATATGGACAACAAAGATGCGATTGCATGGCTGCGCGTTCTGCTGTCATATTGGAAAACGATGCACGGCGGAAATTCGCAGGAAGCCCAGGATGCGGTAGAGCTTGGCGTTATTGCGCTTCGTTCCATTCCAGATGCTGATGCCAACAAAATGATGCGCCGCCTGTGGGACGCCAACAATCGGCTGGCAAAGGCGGAAGAGCTTATTAACGCAATCGAAGATGATCTGGACCGCGGTAATGACAATGACTGGGCCAGAAGGCATATTGCCGAGTGGAGAGAGCAAAAGGAGGAATAATCATGGAAGGATTGGACGGAACCATCACCATTACTAACTCAGAATACCGGCCGTGCATAGTTGATGAACGAAAGGCACTGTTTCACAAATGGTTCGACAACACAAATTCTTTGCGGGCTGTTGTGGAGTATGAGGACGGAAGCGTGGCTTCAGTCAGTGCGGACCTGATTCGATTCTTGGACAGCAAACAGCTTTTTTCTGAAATCAAATTTGAATAACGGCCAAACCTCTCCGGAAATGGGGAGGTTTTTAATTTGACAAATCTTTATAAATGTGTATAATTTAATAGTAAAGCTAATAAAGGAGGTAAGTATATGTTTACAGTAAAAGAGACTGCTGCAATTTTCAAAGTAACCAGGCAAACAGTTTACAACTGGATCAAGAGCGGAAAGCTGGAGACCGTGCGGATTTGTGGGAACATCCGGATCACAGAGGAAGAAATTGAACGGATAAAGCGGGGAGAATAGCTTTACAAATACCTCTTGACAATTTACCGTATACGGAATATACTTAGAATAACAAACACAGGAGGTATTTACTATGAAAGCTGTTGCATATTGCCGTGTTTCCACTGACGGCCAGGTAGGAGAGGATAAGTTTGGTATCGCGGCTCAGAAAGAGCAGATCACCAATTACTACGAGGCCAAGGGCATCGAGATTGTGGGATGGTTCGTTGATGAAGGCGTGAGCGGCGCAAAAGAGCGCCGCCCCGCCTTTGACCGCATTCTTCGGGGGGATGTGACGAACCCTCCCATTGATTATGTGGTGGTCGCAAAGACTGACCGTATCAGCCGCGATATCAACCTCTACTATGCTTATAAAAATCTGCTGCAAAAGCAGGGATTGAAGATCCTCAGCGTGGCGGAGGACTGGAGCAATCAGGACAAGCTGACTGCAATGATCCTGGAAAACTTCCTGGCCATGGCTGCTACCGTGGAGCGTGAAAACATTCGCTTGCGCACTTCTGGAGGAAGAGCGTTGAAAGCCAAAGCTGGAGGATATGCCGGTGGCCGGCCGCCGTACGGATACAACACCGTTGGAGGCCGTCTGGTTATCAATGAGAGCGAAGCAGCAGCGGTCCGTATGATTTTCAGCATGAAAGACAGCGGAGCTACATTCCAGCGCATTTGCGATGCTGTAAATGAGGCTGGGTATGTGACAAAGTCTAACGGACGATTTGCAATCAGCACATTGCAGATCATCTTGAACAATCGCCCGGTGTACCAGGGAAAGTACCGGTACGGCAAAGGCTCTGAATGGGTAGAAGGGGCGCAGGATCCTATTTTGGAGGTATAATGTATGGATAACTATGTAGAGAAATCTTCAACTGTAAATGCAGCACCCGTGATTCACGCAAAGTGGATTAACGATGGACCTTACAAGTCTATTGGTGGGGAAATGATGAAATCTCAGATGTGTTCGCATTGCAATTCTTTGTTTGTCAGTCCAGCCGATGCGCCATGGCCTAACCACCCGTACTGCGCTCAGTGTGGTGCACGAATGGATTTGAAGGCGTAAGACGGAGGACTCCAATGCAAAAGATTAACATTCTCGGCCAAAACTACACTGTTTCATGGGTGAAAAAGGGCCAGGACGCCTATATGGACAAAATGGGCTTTGCAGGTTATTGCTGCGGAATTGAAAAGAAGATTGTGATTCTCGATCTGAAATCTATTCCAGAATACAAAGACGAAACAGACGAATACTGCAAGAAGTATGAGGATTGCACGATGCGGCATGAGGTAATTCACGCATTCCTCAATGAATCCGGATTGCAATGGAACAGCTTCACTCCAGATAAGGCGTGGGCCAAAAACGAGGAAATGGTGGACTGGATTGCCATTCAGTTTCCGAAGATTCTTGAAGTGTACAGAAAGTTGGGGTGCATTGATTAGATGGACTACTTCAAAATTGCAGAATCCATACAAAAATCAATCAATAACCGACCGTTCGACAGGACAGCATACAATGATATGCTATCCTTATGCCGTTCTTGGGAAAAAGAAGATTTGAGAGCTTCCCATGCCATGAGCGCATGGATGCGCGTTAAGTCTCAAAACGCATTGTCCGCTTGCAATCCATCGGATGCAGAGTTTTTCTTTGGAATATACAAGAAAACCCTGTTATTTGATGCGCCGCATGACTTCGACAGCTTTCTTCTTTACATGGAGATAGACCGAAAGCCACCTAAGAAGTTTTATGCTCCCCGGCGGCACTATCTGAAACCTATTGTCCAGGGATACCAAGACATTATTGACGGCAAGCTACGGTTGCTGACGGTTTCGCTGCCGAAGAGAGCTGGGAAGCTGATCGCCCATGATACACCTGTTCTGACAACGCATGGTTTTAAGAAGCATGGAGAATTGAAGCCGGGAGATTATGTTTATGGGTTAGAAGGAAAGCCTGTTAAAGTGATTTATAAGCACCCGGACAGCTATGCGGTGTATCGGGTAAAGTTTAGCAGCGGAGAGGAAATTCTTACATCCGCAGAACACGAATGGATTGTGTATGATAAAACCAAAGGTAAAAAGCGGATTGTAGAAACTCAAGAAATGCTTCGTGAAGGATTGAGGCGTGATAATAGATGGTCTTTTCTTTTGCCAAGACCGTTTCCTGTGGATATGCCGCATAAGTGTTTGCCTGTTGAGCCGTATTCTCTTGGGGCATGGTTAGGAGGCGGTACTACATCCAAACCAGTTATGACTAACGATAAGAAAGACCTAAATATCATAAGCAGAATGGAATCAGATGGGTATTGTGTCGGAAATCAGTTTGTAGATAAAAACTACGGAACAATAGTAACACAGTTTACTAGAGATTTTACAAGTGATCTTAGATCAGTTGGTATGTGCTTTAGAGATAGCAAGGGAAATAAGCACATACCGGAAACATACTTTACAGCTAATATTTCGCAAAGATTGGAACTGCTTGCAGGTTTGATTGACGCTGACGGATTCGTAGAAAAAAATAAACACCGAGTTGCAATATCCACAGTATTACCGCGGCTTCGAGATGATATAATCCGTTTGGTAAGCACATTTGGTTGGGATTGCCGGTATTATACGGAAAAAGCGAAAACAAGTTCTTCTGGAATAGTTGGAAGGAAAGATGTGTATACTGTTACTTTTACACCGGATAGAGATATTCCTACTGTTCTTCCTCGAAAGAAAATCAACCCAACTAAAATCCCGCGCCGCATATCTGTGCGGAGCATAGAGCAGCTGGATCAACCTGTTGTTGGAAACTGCATTACTGTTGAAGGTGGGTTGTATCGGGTTGGTTATCGTCAGGTAATTACACACAATTCACAGCTTGGGATCAATTTCATCAATTTCCTTTCCGGCCGACGGCCGGACCGTGCATCGCTAATGGAAGGAACCGGCGACGGCCTGGTAAACTCGTTTTACAAAGGATGCCTGGAATATCTCCAAGAGCCGAATGAGTATCTGTTTTATGATGTGTTCCCCAACGCAAGGATTGTGCAAACCAACGCCGACAATAAGACAATCAACCTGGAGAGCAAAAGCCGGTTCCCAACAATCATGTGCCGGTCCATTGATGCAAGGCAAGTAGGCTTATCCGAAGCCACCAATGTTTTGTACCTGGATGACTGCGTGGAAGGGCGAGAGGAAGCGAAGAACCGGCAGCGGCTGGAGGACAAGTGGGAGATCATTTCCGGCGATATTATGGGCCGTGCGATTGAAGGAACGCCCATGGTGTTTACCGGAACAAGATATTCCATATATGACCCGATTGGAAAGATACAGGAATATGCCAAAAGTCAGAATTGGGAATGGAGAGCCATAGAGATCCCTGCGCTTGACCCTGATACTGACGAAAGCAATTATGAGTATGTACGGGAAGGAAAAAAGGTATTCACGACAGCCTATTTCAGGGAGCAGCGGGATTTGCTATCGCAAGAGCAGTTTGAATCTGAGTTTCAGCAAATGCCGTTTGAAGCTAAAGGGTTGCTTTTCAACAAAGACGATTTGAACTACTACTATGAACTTCCTCCTGATAGGATGCCGGACGCTGTCGTTGCGTTTGCCGATACAGCTGAAAGCGGAAGCGATTATGTTTCTATGCCAGTGGGTTACATCTACGGTGACGATGTAATGATCGAAGATGTAGTGTTTGATGATTCTACGGCGGATGTTACCAAGCCCCAATGCGCAAATGTAATCAAAAGAAACGGCGTGTCTATGGCCGTATTTGAAAGTAACAATGCTGGAGAATATTACGCAAAAGACATTGCTGAGATTTTAAAGGGAATGGGTTACAAATGCTCCATAAGAACCCGAAGAACGGTATCAAACAAACTAACTCGAATTGAGTTTGCAGCTGACGGCATTAAGAAAAATTTCTGGTTTAAGCATCCTTCCACATACGATAAAAAAAGCCAGTATGCGGAGTTTATGAAAAATGTTACTACATTTACAAGAACCGGAAAAGTCGCCCATGATGACGGACCTGATTCACTTGCGATGATGGAAAACGGGATCCGAAACATAAAAGGTGGCGGCGTAGAAGTTTTGCGCCGGCCGGTGTGATGAATTGACAAGTTTGTTTAAACATGACACAATCTAACCGTATACAGAAAACGGCACTTGTATCAGTTTTGACTGGTCTATGCGTCAAAAAAGAAAAGCGACATTCTGCGACTGGTACTTGCGGGGTGTCGCTTTTCATATATATTGACAAATGAAACCGTCAATAGTACAATGTATGGTGTAAAGTTATAAAGATTGGAGTGACGCAAAATAAAAGGTAGGCGGAAAATCTACACAGATGCTGAAACAATCACAATAGAAAATGTGATTGGCGTTTTGCAGTCTGCTCTGGTCACACACGCTAAAAACCGACAGGAAATCCAGTACCTGTATAACTATTACCGCGGAAATCAGCCCATTTTGAGCCGCGTTAAAGATGTTCGTCCGGAGATCAACAATAAGATTGTGGAAAACCGGGCGTATGAGATTGTTGAGTTCAAGGTAGGCTATCTCTTTGGAGAACCCATTGTTTATGTTGCAAACAGCGAGGAAAAGTCTGTTATTGACGGCGTAAGTAAGCTGAACAGCTACATGACGGCCGAAGATAAGGCATCAAAGGACAAAGAGCTGGCGGACTGGATGCACATTTGCGGGACCGGATTTCGCATGGTATTCCCCGACAAGGGGTTTCAAAAGGAATCGGACGAATCTCCGTTCGAAATATTCACATCTGACCCCCGGAACACTTTTGTGGTGTATCGGAGAAACCTTGCTGAAAATCCTATTATGGGCGTTAAATATGTTACCAAGAGCAATGGGCAAGTCGTTTATTCGTGCTACACAGAAACCGAGTTTTTTGAGATCATAGATGGCAGAACGATTGCCAAGCAAGAACCGCAGCTGATGGGAATACCGATTATCGAATACCCGGCCAACAATGCACGCCTGGGAGCATTTGAAGTTGTTCTCAGTCAGTTGGATGCAATCAATCGGCTGCAAAGCAACCGAATTGACGGCGTAGAGCAGTTCGTTCAGGCTTTGATGCTGTTTCATAATGTGGATATCAGCGAAGAACAATTCAGGCAGCTTCGTGAAGAAGGAGCCTTGAAGCTGAAAGATATTGATCCCCAGTTTAAAGGTGAGGTCAAGTATCTTGTTCAGGAGTTAAACCAAAGCCAGTCGCAGACGCTTGTAGATGACCTTTATGAGTCCGTGCTTACGGTATGTGGTATGCCGAACAGAAACGGCGGATCCTCTACATCCGACACGGGAACTGCCGTTATCATGCGTGACGGATGGTCCGCTGCGGAGGCCAGAGCAAAAGACAGTGAACTTATGTTTAAAAAATCCGAGAAGCTGTTTTTGCAGAAGGTCCTTATGATTTGCGACGACCTTTCTGAATTGCTTTTGAAGCCGTCTGCGGTAACAGCGCAGTTTACCCGCAGGAATTACGACAATATTACATCAAAAGCCGATGTTCTTGTGAAAATGTTGTCCAATTCCAAAATACATCCTCTTCTTGCGTACACATACTGCGGTATGTTCTCCGATCCTGTTGTGGCGTACAATCTCAGCATGGAGTATGCAAAGGAGCAAGAGGAAAAGGCAAAGCAGATCCAGGCAAGCAATCAACCGGCTACGCCGGATGATAATAATGGGCAGGGAAGCCCTAAATCGCAAACAAAAAGTGATGAGTGAGGGAACACTCAGTAAAAAACGCAGGAGGAATAAACATGGCAAAGATCGACACCACCAAAATTGAGGGCTATGAAAACATGACCCCCGAAGAGAAGCTCCAGGTCTTGGAGGGATATGAGTACGAAGATCACTCCGAAGAGCTTGAGCGCATGAAGAGCGCCGTAACCAAGGCAAACGGAGAAGCCGCCGAGTGGAAGCGCAAGCACAAGGCGCAGATGACCGAGGAAGAGCAGCGCAAGCAGGAGGCAACCGAAGCCACCGAAAGGCTGATGAAAGAGCTGGAGGAACTTCGGCGGGATAAAGTTGTGTCTCAGTACAAGACTTCTTTCATGGGTCTTGGATATGACGAAGCTGCTGCTGCTGAAACCGCAAAAGCTATGGCTGACGGCGATATGGCAAAGGTCTTTGCCACCCAGCAGAAATTTCAGGAAAATATGGCGAAGAAACTGCGGGCTGATGCCCTGAAGGACACACCGCGCCCGGGTTCGGGAACTCCCGGAGAAACGGACTACGGAAAGATGATTTCCGATGCTCAGGAAAGAGGCGACAATCTGGCTGCGGCCTACTACACTCGCCTTCAGTCCCAGCAGGATTCTCATGCAGAATGAAAAACGAAAGGAGTAAATAATGGCAGAAGTAGCAACCAGTTTTGGGGTCCTGAATTACAGTGGCCTTCTCTTCAATAAAGGGAACACCAAAACCCCGCTGTCCTCGATGATCGGAGGACGGGCCAAGATCACAAATCATGTCGAGTTTACTACCGGCCAGGAGTACGCTGGTGGCGGCGCTGGTTCTCAGCCTGAGATCAGCGAAAATGCTTCCCTCACAGCCCCTGCGGGAAGCGTCGTGACACGCACACAGAAAACCAATGTCACTCAGATTTTCCAGGAGACTGTGGGCATTTCCTACGGCAAAATGTCCAACATGGGCACGCTTTCCGGCATCAACATCGCCAATCAGGAGGCCAACCCCATGAACGAGCTGGACTTCCAGGTCGCTGCCAAGATGCAGAAGATCAGCCGGGACATCGAGTTCACCTTCATCCAGGGAGCATACCAGAAAGCCAGCGATGATGATACGGCGAACAAAACCCGCGGCATGGTCGAGGCAATCACGACCAATTCCATTGCCATGGCCAGCAAGCCTCTGGGCCTGTGGAATGTGGCAGACGGTCTCAAGAAGATTTATGAGGCCAACGCCCCCACAACCGACCTGGTGCTGTGGTGCGATGCTACTACGATGTTCCAGATCAACGCTGATGCTGTCCAGAACGGACTGACTGTTATTCCTGCTGCGCGGGAAATCAACGGTATTCGCCTTTCCAAGCTGACTACCCCCATGGGCGATGTGTATCTTTACCTGGGAGAATGTCTGCCCAAGGGAACGGCTCTTCTTCTGAACCTGGATGTTCTGGCCCCCGTTTACCAGCCCGTTCCCCGCAAGGGTAACTTCTTCCTGGAGCCTCTGGCGAAGGTCGGCGCCGGCGAGAAGTACCAGCTGTTCGGCCAGATCGGACTGGATCACGGACCCGAGTGGTATCACTGCAAGTTCACCGGCGTGGCTCAGACATTCTCCAAGCCCACATACAGCCGGAGCGTGTTCATCGCCAACGATGCGACCAATCCTGTGAACACCAAAGCTGTCACAGGCAGCAATTAAAGTAAAAGGAGGCAGACAGCATGACGGATGATGCCAAAAAGGCGATGCTTACAGCAATGACCGGAGAGGCGGATGATAGTGTGCTGTCTGCCTATCTTTCTTTGGCAGCAAGCGAAGTTCTGCTCAGGGCATATCCATTTGATTCTTCGGTTTTGGAAGTACCGGATCGGTACTCTTCCGTTCAGGTGGAAATCGCCGCATATATGCTTAACAAGCGTGGCGCTGAAGGTCAGACTTCGCACAGCGAGAACGGTATTTCCAGGGGATATGAGGACGGAAGTGTTCCTCCCACGCTTTTGCGAAAGATTACGCCCATGGCTGGCTCATTCTATGCAAAGGAGGATGTTCCTGGTGCAGACGATGAAACGAAACCAGATGCCGTTTAAGTATATGCTCCTGGATAGGCAGGAACCCATTCTTGACGAATGGGGAAACGAGACCGGCGAAACCAAGCTATTTTACAAGTATCCGGTCGATATGTCGGCAAATATATCTGCCGCAGGCGGAACGGCTCAGGTCGAGCAGTTCGGAAACCTAACCGGATATGACAGAGTGATCGTCACGGCGGACATGAGTTGCCCTATTGATGAAAACACCGTGCTTTTTATCGACAGACAGCCCGAGTTCGATGATAACGGAACACCCCTTTACGATTACATTGTGCTCAGGGTTGCAAGGTCTCTAAACTCCATTTCGTATGCCGTGTCTAAGGTGGATGTATCGTGAGCAGGTCATTGAGCGTTGGCATTTCCGTTTCGGATGTAGACAAGCTGATTCAGGCTGTAAACGAACACAAACACTGGCTTGAGCAGAGAACAAATGTGTTCCTGCAAAGACTGGCAGGAGAGGGCCTTGCTGTCGCAAAAGCTGAATTTCAGTCTGCCGTGTATGATGGCGACAATGATGTTTCCGTTTCTTTAGATAATCGCAAAAACGGTGTGGCTATTGTGGCGGTCGGAAGCTCTGTTCTGTTCATCGAGTTTGGGACCGGCGTTGTTTATCCGGACAATCATCCAGAAGCCGGAGAGCAAGGCATGGAGCGCGGAAAATACGGACAGGGAAAAGGTTCCCGGAAAAAGTGGGGATACTACGGAAACCCGGGCACAAACGGCGTTGTCAAAAAAGGTAAGAAAGGCAATCTTGTTGTAATGACGCAGGGAAATCCGGCGAATATGTCTATGTACAAAAGCCGGAAAGCAGTTTTGGCTTCCGTTGATCGAATAGCAAAAGAGGTGTATAGGTGAACGACATCGAAAATGAAATGTTTACCAAGATAGCCACAACGCTGAGGGAGAAATTCAGCGGCATATTCGTTACCGGAGAATATCTTCGGAACCCTCCCAAATTCCCCCATGTAAGCATCGAAGAAGCTGACAGTTACACAGAAGAAGGAGATTTGGACACATCTGAAGCAGAAAAGTTTAGGCGTGTCATGTATGAAGCCAATGTGTACTCAAACAAGACCTCTGGCAAAAAGTCGGAGGCGAAGGCGATCATGGATGTTGTGGATAAGATAATGCACAGCATGAATTTCATCCGAACATCGAGAACGCCAGTTCCCAATTTGGAGAACGCAACAATCTATCGGATCACCGCCAGATATGAGGCTGTGACCGACGGAAATTTGATTTACAGGAGGTAATCAAGTGGCAATTTCCACTTACCGGGTATTTCTGATGCACGACACGGGCACAGATACCTTTGAAAAACTCATCGACATCAAGTCCTTTCCTGACCTCGGCGGCGATCCTGAAATGTTGGAGACAACCACGCTGTCTGACAATATGCAGACATATATCGCCGGCATTCAGTCCATGGACGCCTTGACCTTTGAGGCAAACTACACGCTGGAAGATTACAAGAAGCTGCTGGCCCTCAAGGGCAAGCAGGAGAAGTACGCCGTTTGGTTCGGTGGAACCGGAGACGGAAGCACCCTCGCCCCCACCGGAGATATGGGCAAATTCAAGTTCACAGGCGAACTTGTGGTGTATCCCACTGGCGGCGGTGTGAATGAAGTCGTCGGAATGACGATCAGCATTGTTCCGTCCACTCCTATCGATCTGGACGGCAAATAAAAAAGGAGAAATGAGATATGGCAAAAACACTCACGATCAAGTACAACGAAAATACATACACCCTGGAATTTACCCGCACCACCGTGGCCGTCATGGAGCGGCAGGGCTTTGTGGCTGAGGAAGTCGAGAAGAAGCCCGCCACCCTGCTGCCCGCCCTGTTTGCCGGAGCGTTTATGGCAAATCATCGCACAATCAAGCGCGAAAAGATCGAGGCCATCTACGACCAGCTTCCCGATAAGTCCGGACTGATCCAGAAGCTGGTCGAGATGTATAATGAACCCATTGCGGCGTTGCTGGACGAACCGGAAGAGGGTTCTGCGGGAAACGCAACCTGGGCGGCGGACTGGGAGTAAGCGCCGCGCCGTCCGAAGAGAAAGGAGACAGTAGCGAACAAAGCTCTGTCTCCTTTTCTGCTTACAAAACATTTCAGCGTCTCTTTCCGTACTATCTTGCGATTGGAATGACCTATGAAGATTACTGGAACAGAGACAGTACGCTTGTTAAAGCATACAGAAAAGCTGCAAAGATACGCCGAGACCTTGAAAATCAGCAAGCATGGCTTAACGGTATGTATGTGTATAGCGCCCTATGCTGCGCCGCCCCTTCGTTCAATTCCTTAAAGCCTCGTCGGCCATCGAAATATCCAGAACAGCCGTTCGAATTTGAAACCGAGAAGGAATACGAAGCGAAGGAAAAGGCGGAAGTCAAGCACAACAAGCAAGACATGAGAGCGAAAACAATGATGGAAATTTTCGCTTTGAACTTCAACGAGCGTTTCAAGAAAGGTGGTGGCACAGACGGCAAATAATGTAGAAATGCGTGGGCTTGAGTTTAAGATCACAGACGACAGCACCCAAGCTGTAAAAAGTCTGAATGAACTCAGCAAATCGCTTTCCGGATTGAAAAAAGCGGTCGGCGGCGGAATCAACGGCGTCGGGAAAGCCGCCACTCAAATAAACACCCTGAAAAATGCCTTGAAAGGCCTGAACACAGGCGATGCTTCCGCCAAAATGTCAAAGCTGGCCTCTTCTCTGTCCAGCCTTTCTTCTGCGGCGGCCGGCGTGAACATTGGAAGCAGAATTGAGAAAATCAATTCTGCGCTTTCGAAATTGAAATGGACAGACGGTGACAAGCTGGATGCTTTGGCAAACGGCCTTAGACCTCTCAGCGAGCTTGGCAAGTCCAATATGACCTCGTTCATCAATCAGCTGAAAAAGCTGCCCGATGTGATCGAACAGCTGGAAAAGGCCGATTTGGACAAGTTTACCCAGCAGATGAAAGATCTTTCGGCTGCAATGAAGCCTTTTGCGGATGAAATGCAGAAAGTATCAAACGGATTTTCGGCATTCCCTTCCAAAATTCAAAAGACGATTGCAAGCACGAACCAGTACAATTCTGCAATGTCGAAAGCAAACAAATCGGGAGGCATGGCGTTTTTTGCCGGCGGATTCAAAATCGGCGCTACAATTTACGCGCTTCGGCAGATTTCTGATTTTATTTCTGATGCAATCACAAAGTCGAACGAATATCAAGAAAATTTGAATTTGTTCACTGTTGCCATGGGAGATTATGCGCAGGAAGCATATGACTATGGACAAACTGTAAGTGATGTTCTTGGCATTGACTTTTCCGAATGGATCCGAAACCAAGGCGTGTTTAATACACTTCTTACCGGATTTGGAAACACAGCTGACCGTGCAGCCCTTATGTCCAAAAACCTCACACAGCTGGGATATGACCTGTCGTCGTTCTTCAATATTTCTGTGGAAGATGCCATGCAGAAATTACAGTCTGGAATTTCTGGAGAACTGGAACCTTTGCGCCGATTGGGTTTTGACTTGTCCCAGGCTCGCCTGGAAGCAGAAGCATTATCTTTGGGCATAGACAAGTCCGTTATGTCTATGACACAAGCTGAAAAAGCGGAACTTCGGTATTATGCCATTATGACGCAGGTTACTTCTGCGCAAGGCGATCTGGCCCGTACTTTGGAATCTCCTGCAAACCAGCTTCGTGTTTTGAGAGCGCAATTCAATATGGCCGCCCAAGCTATCGGCAATATCTTCATTCCTGCTTTGAATGCAATTCTGCCATACGCTATTGCCGTCATTAAAATTTTGCGCAAATTGGCAGAAGCCATAGCAGATTTGTTTGGATTTGAGCTTACGGAAGTGGATTACTCCGGAGTATCTGCCGGGATAGGAAGCGCAGCTTCCGGAGCGGGAGATTTGTCCGACAATTTGGGTTCTGCAGCCGGTGAAGCAAAAAAGCTTAAGAATTTTGTAACCGGCATTGATGAACTCAATGTTATGCCAGACACTTCCGCATCCGCAGGCGGAGCAGGTGGCGCTGGAGCCGGAATTGGCGGTGGCGCTGGATTCGACTTTAAACTTCCGGAATATGATTTCCTTAAAGATATGGTATCTAAACAGGCAGATGATATTGTAAGCATTATCGAAGATTCCATTGCTGAGATAACCGGGATCCTTTCGTTTGCGGCTTTGGAAGTTGGCGCACTTCTGGCGTTCACGGGAATCAACATTCCTCTCGGCGTTGCGTTGATGGGATTGGGTGCTCTTGGATTGTGGAAGGTCGCAACCGGAGAAATGGGGAGTGTATCTGAAGAAGTAGCCGAAGGATTGGCCCTCGTAATGAGTGTTCTTGGCGGCGCAAAGATAGCCATAGGCGCTCTTTTGGCGTTTACAGGCTCAAATATTCCCCTGGGCATTGCATTGATGGCTCTGGGGGCCGCAGAACTCGGCCTGGCAGGGGCTATAAATATGAATGCAACCGGAGACCTGATGCAAACAGCCCTGACTATTTTGGAAGGCGTTATTATCGGCGGCTTGCTGGCCATAGGCGCTCTTTTGGCATTTACAGGCTCAAATATTCCCCTGGGCATTGCCCTTATGACGGCTGGACTCCTGGGATTCGCAACGGCGGTAATAAACTGGGATAGCCTTAGCGATCCGATAGACAAAAAAATCTCGGCTTTGTCAACGATTCTCGGAACCGCTTTGCTCGCCGTTGGCGCTATCCTCGCTTTCTCCGGTGGATCGATCCCCTTGGGCATCGGACTTATGGTTGCCGGTGCATCGGTCCTTGCTACAACAGCATTGCTGAACTGGAATGAATTGAGCGATACCGTAAAAGACAAGATAGCAGTAGTTACCGCAGCTCTTTCCGTTGCGCTTTTGGCCGTTGGTGCGTTTTTGGCATTTTCGGGTGCGCAAATCCCGCTGGGTCTGGCTCTTATGGCTGGCGGAGCAATCACGCTCGCCACAGTGAAAAACCTCAGATGGAATGAGCTTTCTGACAAAGTAAAGCAAACTGTAACAACAATTATGCTGGTACTTGGCGCTTCACTCCTTGTCCTCGGTGCTGTTTTAGCTTTTTCCGGGGTAGCACTCCCTCTTGGCATTGGACTTATAGCTGCTGGCGCAGCTACTTTGGCATCCGCAGGGGCTTTGGATTGGGAAAGTTTGAAAGAAAGCATTAGAACAGTTGTTTCCGGCATCGCCGCAATACTGGGAGGGGCTTTGATAGTTCTCGGCATCATTTTGTGTCTGTCCGGAGTTGGCATCGGCCTTGGCCTGGCCGTGCTCTTTGCCGGTCTTGCTCTTTCGTACGCCGCATGGACGCTGGACGACAACCCGATCACTAAGTTTGTAAAAAAGATTGCAAACAATATAATCGGGATCTTCAACATGGTCATTGATGCGGTGAATGACCTTTTCCACATCAAGTTCGACGGGCTTGAAATCATGGGGAAGCAAATCATTCCATCGTTCGATGTGAAGCTGGTAAACCTCAAGCATATTCCCACATTTGCAGACGGCGGATTTGTAGACCAGGGACAGCTGTTTATTGCCCGAGAAGCCGGGGCCGAAATGGTTGGTGCTATTGGCCGGAAAACCACTGTTGCAAACAATGACCAGATCGTAGAAGGCATTTCGGCCGGCGTCACCGTGGCAAACGACGGAGTGATTGCCGCAATCTATGCTTTGCTGAACGCTGTGGAAGCAAAAGACCTTTCTGTAAACATTGGTGATGATGAAATCGGACGGTCCTATGACCGGTACAACACTCGCCGTGGAGAAAGAGTGAACAAAGGCGCTTTTGCAAATGCCTACTAAAAGGAGGATTGAACAAAATGCAACCCTTCATCTTAATAAATGGACACCCGTATCCGACCCCCGCAAGGGGGTTGGATTTCCAGGTTTCAACCATCGTGGATTCTGGAAGAAACGGCCATGCAGAAGTAGTTGGGCAGAAAGTGGGAAGAGATCAGCAGAAAATCAATTCTTTGGTCTGGCCGTATCTCAAGGCCGATGTATGGGCTTCGCTTTTGCAGGAGTTCAATAACTTTTATGTCACCGTGACATATCCGGACATGGTGAACAACACCTGGACCACTCGAAAAATGTACCCAGGCGACCGCAGCGGACAACCGTACCGCCTTAACCCTGTTACTGGTCTCCCGGCAGATTACATCGAGTGCAAAGTCAACCTTATCGACACAGGAGCACCGCTATGAAAAATGTAAGTCCTGAATATGCAGCCAGCATGGCCCAGCCTCTCAGAGAGCGGTCATATATTCAGATCACATTTGAAAATATTGACCCGGAAGCAGCTTCCGATGGCGCATGGGTTCCGAACAACCAGCTTCCCTTTTCTGAAGTGGAGACCCTGGATTATGAGTACATTTACGGAACCCCTTATGCCACTCTGGAGCTGAACCGGTGGGGTCTGGATGCTTCTCAGGACATTCTTCCGAACGACATTGCTGATGTAAGGGAAGATGGATACACAAGCGAAGTTCTTTCCGGCCAGGGCGGTGTATTTACCGACATTCCCATTTTGACCAGAAAATTCAGCAAGCAGCGCACACTTGCCGGCCTTACGATTACTTTTGACACCCGAACTCAAGACCGTCCTGATGCAATCCGCATTCAATACTATCGTGGCGTAGAAACTGTAAAAACAACGGATGTAACCAGCATTCCGGGCATTACGCTTACGGTCAATGATCCCGTCGAAGATATTGACCAGATTGAAATTTCAGCAATAAGCAATTTGCCAAAAACAAGATTCAGAGTGGAGCGCATTATTTTTGGCGTCATAAAGCAGTTTGATAACTCTATTGTGAACAGATGCAAGCAAAACCATGATGTGGATCCTCTCACCCGGAGACTTCCGAAAGAATCTTTCTCGTACTCTATTTTGGATTATGCCCAGCAGTACAATCCTGATAACCCGGCTGGAGATTGGAATTTTGTAAACGAAAAGTCCCCCATATCTATCCGGTATGGATATGAAGTTCGCCCTGGAGAAATCGAATGGGTTGACCCGGACAAATACATTATGAACGGAAAACCTGGATACAAAGACAATGTAGCCACTTTTTCCGGAACTGGTGTAATCGAAAGCATGACTGACACCTATTACAAAGATGTGGTTGGCGACAAAACTTTGTACGACATGGCCGTATCTGTTCTTCGGGATGCCGACCTTACGCCAACTCCATCCGGCGGTGAACCGTGGGCGATTGACGAAAGCCTTAAAACCATGCGCACAACAGCCGTGCTTCCCATCACAACGCACATGAACTGCCTCCAGATTATTGCCCACGCTGCAAGATGCCGGTTTTTCACAGACTCTGAAAACATTATCCACATTGAGCCGTTTGCGATCCCGGAAGGGGATCCGGTTTTTTCTGTGGATTTGAGCACTATTTCCGAAAAAGGCCAGTCTTTCTCAAAGATCGACAAGCTGAAAGCAGTAGAGGTCAAAAAGTACAACTACGCCTTAAACAGCGATGTAACCGATATTTTCAAAGAAGAAGAAGTAACAGAAACATATCGTCACATTGAGTTTTCCGGTATGTTCTCCGATGTGAATGTTTCGGTTTCCGGAGGGTCTGTTATCAAGTCCGATGTGTACGGACGGGCGATAGATTTAACCCTATCGGAAGGAACCAAATCCGTAACAATCACTGGAAAAGGATATAAAGAATCCACAACGGTTTACCGCCTTGATGTTTCCGCAAACGGAGAAGTGGATGTGGAAGAAAACGCTCTCATCACAAACGATGAAATGTGCAAAGCTTTTGCCGCTCACGCCGCCGCATACTTGCGGTATCGTAACACCTATGATATTATGTATAGAGGAAACCCCGAACTGGAAACTCAGGATTTGATATCCTTGCAATCGAAATTCACGGATTCTATGCGTGGACTAGTTTTGACGGATGAATTGAGTTTTTCTGGCTCTCTTTCCGGAAAAGTGAAAGTAAAGGTTTTGGAGGTGTAGAAAATTGCTTTCCATGATAACTGACCGCACCCAGGCCGATGTTGACCGCTGGCGCATTTTAAGAAACAAAGGATGGGTAGGAATGACTGCCGAGGAAAAGTCCGAGTGGGCGGCCGGCATGAAAGGTGCTTACAATGCTTCCGATCTGAACCGTGTCCAGGATGCGGTGAGAACCCTTGGCAAAATCCTTACGGATTATGGCTACATCGTACAGCAAAAGGCGGAAACTCTCAACCGTATTTGGGAGCATGAAGATATTCCAACGGTTGCTCAGATGCAGGAATACCTGGAAAATGTGCGCCTTATTCTTTCTGTTTTGCCGGTTACTGCGGAAATCCCGGACAGCATGAACAAGCTGAACTACTCCGGCGCAAACGATATCGAAAAAGCCCTTCTCGCTGTGGAGGACGCAATCCACCGGATGGAACTTGCGTTCATCCCCTGCGGTGAAGCAATCTGTGGAGGTGACAATCTGTGATTGATGGGATTCTGAAAAATGACGGAACAAGCCGGAAAATAAAAGGCGCACTCCCGGCAACATACGAAGAGTTTAAGCAGGCTGTGGAAGCTGGAAACCAGCTTCTTGACATTCTGTTTAATGCTGCTGGGTGGCAGCAGCAGCCCACTTTCTTGAACAAAGAAAATTTGCTGAAAGAGCAAACCGCCGGTTTAATCGGATTTACAGAAGATGCTTCTGTCAACGATGCTATTTCTGGCTTGCTCCATATTGCCAAAAATTTTGTCGTTGAAAAAATAACCGAAAGCGGTATTTGGTCAGCACCAAAAGCACTCAACCAAAAGTTTACCGTGTACGGCGTAGGTGGCGGTGGTGCTGGAGGAGATAGAGAAACATCTGGTGGCGGAGCCGGAGGAAATGTAGAAGTTCGCAACCTTACAATATCAGAAGGAACATCTGTTGATGTAATATGCGGAGCTGGAGGAAGATCAGTTTCGAATAACGATGGTAACGATGGTGGGGATTCAATCTTCGGAAGTTACTTCACCGCAAAAGGTGGAAAAGGTGGACATAGTGGAGCATATGCCACCGGCGGGTCAAAGGATAGAAACGGAGGGGATGGCGGCGCTGGTGGTGGAAGCGGCGGAGGTGACGGTAAAGGCGGATCTGGAAGTGGTTTTGGTGGTGGCGGCGGTGGCATAACCGGAGGCAATGGCGGAGAATACGGCGGCGGCGGCGGCGGCCGTTCTCCCGGTGCAGGGGGAACTTATGGAGGCAATGGCGGAGAAGATGGCGGAGAAGATGGAACTAAAAATCTGTTTTCTTTCATCGAAAGTCTTGCGAAAATTGATAGATCCCTTGCTTGCGATGGTAAAGCCGGAAGAAACAATGGCGGTGGTGGCGGCTATGGCGGCAATGGCGGAGATGATTATGGCGGTGGTGGCGGCTATGGTGGTAACGGCGGAAACGGAGCCCCGATGCACTCCAGCGGCGGTGGTGGTGGAAACTACGGTGGTAATGGAGGGAATGCAAAAGGCAGCGGTTCTTCCATAGCAGGTGGCGGTGGTGGTGGATTGTTTGCCGATGGCGCTGATGGCACTCAATATGGCGGTGGCGGAGGCGCTGGAATAGAAAACGGAAATAACAAAGAAGGCGGCAACGGCGGCTTCTACATCGCATACTTTAAGGAGGAGTAATATGAGGTTTGAAGTATACAAAGGTGAAAGCCATATAAACACCGTCGTTGGGGACGAAACTTTTGTCAAACGCTGGTGCGAGAAAAACGGCTACACCTATCGAGAAGTGCCGTCTTCCGAACCGCAAGAAGAACCGAAGGAAGTCGACACCGCTCAACTTCGGGCCGACATCGACTATCTCTCTGTAATGCTGGGGGTGAAACTGCTGTGACGGCTTTCGAGATGGCGCAGAAATACTATCCTGTGCTGTGGAACAACGAACGCTTGCGTGCTTTGGTGGCGGCGGACAAGCTGACACCAGACGAATACCGGGAAATCACCGGCGAAATTTATATGTAAACAAGCCGTTGGGCTTGAAATAAAAGAAAGAAGGTTTCGAACATGAGCAAGAGAAACATTTTCCTGGAGCACAAGAAGACCATTCTTCAGATCACCCGGGCCAACGACGCTCCCGACATTTCCGTGGGCGCAAATATGGCCTACTCCATGGCAAAGGATGTGCTGGCCGGTCGGCCTGTGCAGGGCAGCACCCAGGGCGTGCAGAACTGGATGACCTGGGTCGGCGAAGTGGAGAACTACTCCGCTGCGGAGATCGGTGCTCAGATGGCAGAGTTCAATCGTCAGGCCACCGAAGCTATTCGAAGAGGCGAGCCGTGGACGCTGTAAAGACTACAGGTTTCAAACAGTCCAATCGGGGCAACTTCCGGGCGGGGCGCACTGCCCCCGTCCGGTATATCGTGGTGCATTACACCGCCAACAAAGGTGATACCGCCAAGAACAACGCCGACTACTTTGCCCGGACCACTACCAAGTCTTCTGCCCACTACTTTGTGGACGAGAAAGAAGTATGGCAGAGTGTACTAGACGAGGACACCGCATACCATTGCGGGGCCAAGACCTACAAGCACCCCCTCTGCCGCAATAGGAACAGCATCGGCGTGGAAATGTGTTTGCTGGATAAGCAAGGCAACATCCGGCCCGGCACTATCAAGACTGCCGTTTCTGTGGTGCAACAGCTTATGGCTGCCTACGGCATCCCAAGCGACAGAGTGCTGCGGCACTACGATGTGACCGGGAAAAACTGCCCCCGCCCCATGGTGGAAAACCCCCAGCTGTGGGAGGACTTTAAAAAAGAACTGGAAGGAGTGGATACCATGTTGGATTATCCCGAATGGGCACTGAAAACATACCACTGGTATGACGATATGCCGGAGTGGGCGCGGGCATCCGTGCAGAAAGCTGTGAAAAAAGGCATCGTGTCCGTGAACGAGGACAATTCCGTGACCGTGCTCGGCTGCAATCTTCAGCCCATCGTGTTTATGGACCGGGCCGGGATGCTGGATTAAGGAGGAAACCATGATTAACTGGACTGTGAGACTGAAAAACAAAACCTTCTGGCTTTCGCTGATCCCTGCTGTGCTGCTGCTGGTACAGGTTGTAGCGGCGGTGTTTGGTATCAACCTTGATATGGGCGACCTGGGGAACAAGCTGCTGGCCGTGGTCAATGCTGTATTTGCTGTGCTTGTGATCCTGGGCGTTGTAAACGACCCCACTACATCCGGCATGAGTGACAGCGCTCAGGCCATGAACTACACCAAGCCGAAGGAGTGATGTTGTGCTTGACCAACATGACAAAGAATGGCTCGATGGGCGGTATGTAAAAAAAGACGACTGCAACGAGATCATGAACGCTGTGAACAAGAAGTTTTCCAACGACGACACCCGGATCAGGCTGTTTGAACAGAAGCTGTCCCATTGGGAAAAGCTGTTCGGCGTAATAGCAACCGCCACCGTGGGCCAGCTGATCGCAACAGTGATGCAGTTTATTTTGAAGGGGTGATAAAATGGGCTGCGAAACTTGCAAAGGACATACAGACCCGGTGAAGGATGCCGCAGAAGCCGGGCGGCTGATGGCCGACATGGTACAGGCGTACGACCGACAGAACCGGCGCTTGTGGGCGGTTGTGCTGGCTCTGGTTGCGGCGTTGCTGGTCCCTGCCGGGTGCATGATTTGGGCAGTGAACAACGCTCAAAAAATCACAAATGAAGCTGTTCTCGAAGCATTGTATACAGTTTCGGAAATGGAAGTTGTCTCTGAAACTACCACAACAACCGAAATTACGCAAGACACCGGCAAAGGTTCCGGTAACAATGTATATCTTGATGGCGATAGCACCACCTATAACGAGGCTGCAGGTGAATAATGGCGAAGCAAACCGTCAAAAAAATCACCAAAACAAAAACAACCATCAAGATAAGACCAAAGAAACAACCATCAAGATAAGACCAAAGAAAAAAGGGTGATCCGGTGACTGCCGATGAAGCAAAGCGGGTACTCAAGACCCCTTACAAGCCCCTTGCTCTGACTGCGCTGTCTTATGTCAACCTCAAGGACAAAGAGCTGGATATCCTCATCCTGCGCCACATGAGAGGACACACTCAGGAAGAAGTAGCCGAAGAGCGTGACATGAGCGTGAACGGCGTGCAGAACATCGAATACGCCGCCCTGAAAAAATGCTGCAAAGCGTGGAGCAAACTGATTTTCGTGCAGGAACTGTTGACAACCACCGGCATTTAGGATATGATACCCTTGTCGGTAGGTTGTAGCAGAGCCTATCACACGGAACTGAATAATCTACCGATATCAAAACACCATGCGTGGAAGCTGCTACCTTCCGTGCGTGGTGTTTTTGCATTTGAAAGGAGCAAACATGGAAAAAGCTATTTCTACAATTTGTGGCGTAAACTGCTACGAAGAAAACGGCGTGGCTTATCTGGAATTGGAAGCCGTTGCATGGGGCCTTGGTTTCACTCAGGTGCAGATAAAGAACGGAAAGGAATATGCTTCCGTTCGGTGGGAGACTGTACGGCGCTATCTGTCTGATATTGGTTTCCCCAACAACTTGGGGAAAGGCGATTTTATTCCCGAAAACATCTTTTACCGCCTTGCGATGAAGGCAAAAAACGAAACCGCCGAGAAATTCCAGGCTAGTGTGGCTGATGAAATCATCCCGAGCATCCGAAAGACCGGCGGCTACATCGCCACAACGCCCGAAATGACCGATGCAGAAATCATGGCAAAGGCTCTTCTAGTGGCTCAGAACACCATCCAGGAGCGAGAAAAGCGGATTGGTGAACTGACGGAAGAAAACCGGGAAATGAAGCCCAAGGCGCTATTTGCCGACAGCGTTGCCGCTGGCTTTGCTTCCAGTGACCCTGCGGAGTTTGAGAAGCAGCTCAAAACCGCCAATGTAGCCCGAAACGACCTTGCAGATGTAGACCTTCAAAAACTCTACGACAAGGGCTTAGACGCAAAGCTGGGTGCAGCTGATATGTCGAATGTTCTTCCGGCCACATTTGACCGGGAGCTGAAAGCAAACGCGGCTTTTTTGGCGATGGAAAAAGCTGGGCAAGTTCCCGGCCTGACCGCCGCGGAAATCAAGAAACTGTTCTTTGCCAACCGCTACGAGACGCAAGCACCGGTTGACCTGACACAGCCGCCGTACTCAGACGCTACCACAGTCATCGTGGCGTACCAGATCACAAGCGAGGGGCAGACCATCAAACAGACCCTTGCGCCCCACGACCGCAGACAGATTGTCATGGTGGAGCTGCTTTACTCCTCTGGCATCACTACCGGCAGCGTGGAAATTGATGTTGCAGATGGCGAACATCTGGACGGCGACCACAGCCAAGGCAATCATGTCACATTCACACAGGATGGCTATGCTGGTTACTTCATGCCGTTGCAAAATGAACCGGGCTATGAGTTTATCAGCCACCATGAGGTTGAGGCCCACGCACTGAGCATGTCTGACGAGCGTGGCAACGCTATCATGGGCGTCACACAGATGCAATTCATGGAGCCTCTTTACCTGGAGAGCGAGGACGGCAAGGCAAAGATCAATATCGACCCGTCCGCTGATGGCGGCATCATGGCAACCGACGGCATCCTCGGCACGGACTTCAAGGCGACCAAGTTGCAATCCTCTGACAAGTCCGTCCGTATCGCTCAGATTGCAAGCGGCGTTGCTGATATGTCCGTTGACCTTCCGCATATCGCCGAGGGTGTGTTTGCAAAGTTGTCTAACCCGCAGCCACTCAACACAAACTTCCATGACCAGCGACTTTATTTCTCAGAGAAATGGGCGCATACCGGCGCATACCTCGGTGAGGATTTGACGGACAAGGGCTGGACTATCCAAGACGGTTCTGACGATGACCCGAATATTACTGGTGGCACAGCTATCAGGCTCGGTATGTGGTTTGTTCCTACAAACAACAGTGTTGCTTCAGATGACGGCTATGTTGAGCTAAAGGTTATCGACCTTGACACTAACGACTATCTTCTGGATGACAGCGGCAACCCTGTTGCTGTGCGCAGAGATTACAAGACTCTAGATGTTCTCAAACCTGAGTTGCTTGTTGCTGGCGTCCGTGCAAAGGGGCAACAGAAGATTGCTTTTGAAATTGACTGTTCGTTCCCTAACCAGATTGTAGAGGCATCCCCCGCAACCAGCATCTACTTGCAGGTCGTTGGTAAGGATGTAGCTACTGGTCTTGCTGAATTGATGTTCCAGCAACATACTGGTTATGTGATTGAGACGGCTAATAGGTACTATGGTTACAACTGGATGAACCTTGCCGCCGCTCTTACCAAGGAAAAGGCAGAAGGTACGCTGGTTGCCGGAACCAACGAGCTTATGGGCAATGGCATGTTTATCAGCTCCATTTCCGCCACAAAGGCAAAAATTGAAAACAATCGACTTACCATTACGGATGATGGTACAAATCTCCCAGTATTCTGTGTAGGCCAGATAGCAGACCGCATTGACACAATGGAGTTGCATCTCAAAAATATGCTTGCCAAGGTATCTATCCAAGACAAGGAAGACGCATTTATCTACTCCTTGATGAAATGGACTAAGGACACTCCCGCAACACTCCCAATTCTTACTGGCTACCAAAATGCGCAACCCGAATTTGCGGACGGCTGGGTGAAGGTTGCGGATAAGTTTATCTCCGAAGATACTGTAAGTGGTATCCACGAAGATACTAATGCGTTTACTGTCCCCGCAGATGCAAAGCAGTTTGCAATGATTATCTACCCTGCTGCCAGTCAAACGCCCACTACACTGACTTTGGCAGACTTCGAGGTTGATGTATCCCCGGCGTTTACAAAGCCAATCATTTCCACCACATTCCCCGCAACAGAGTACCATCTTGAACGAAATTTGTACGCATACCGTGCGTTAACGCAGACCCCAAACGGCTATGTATCTTTGCGGTACACTGTCAACGCTGCGGAAACTAAACTGCCTTTTGGTATCGTTTCTGGTGGAGATACTCGCCTTGTAAATGACCGTAGTTGGAATACTGCTGGCAACAAGTGGCCGTTTGAGGGTGACGGTAAATTTCTGGATGATGGTAAAGTCACCGTAAGTTACACAGCGCAAGTTTACTGCGGCGAAAGTGTACCGGACGGCGGCTCTAGTAGCTGCTCTATCTGGCTTGCTAGAGTAAACGGAGATGGCAGCTTTACCGAAGTGCCTAATAGTCGAATGGCTTTTGTGTGCCTAAAGTCTTTTGGCGGGGCAAAGACTATCCAGTCTCCTAAGTTTTCTTTCCAGGTCAAGGCCAACGACACCTACCGAATGTTTGCGCAGTCTGATATTGACGATGGTTGCTACCTGAAATCCGGTACAAATGGCGTCCCGCTGTTGCGGCTGGACATCGACTACAGTGAGCTGCAAGAGATCGATCAGTCTGTAATCGACCAAATCACGCAAAACAACGAGGTACGGTTTATGGACGGAGATAAGGAAGTGCACGGCAAAATCCTTGAATATGATATCGGCGCCGGCAAGCTAAAGGTCGTGGATAAGTGAGGTGGTATAGATGGCTATTCAATTTGTATCGTTTGACGATGAGCGGCTTGAACCCGGCAAATTCTACGAGGTTCGAGTAAACAAAGACCTCGCAAGCGCCGTCATAGAAGCCCCGCCAAGCCCTGTTATGTTCGATGGGTCTACTTATATTACTATCCCGCTTAAAACACACCACAGCCCCGAAATCTGGCGAGTAGAGCGGTTTGGAGAACATGAGAAGCATGAGAACATCACAGGACGGGTGCAATGGTTCATTATGCAGCCCGAAAATCAACTTGTCATTATGTCCGGCGAACCCATCACCGGATATGTGAAATTTATTTAAGGAGTGTTAAACTATGGCAACCAACACCAACCCCATTCGCTACATCAACCCTATCGATCTGGGCGGCAATGAACTGCTCAACTTCCTGCCGGAGAAGCTGGACGCCGCTCCCCTTTCCCCCGATACTGGCCGGATGTACTACAACACCGTGGACAACAAGGCGTACCTGTGGAACGGTACTGCCTGGAGAGACATCGGTTCTGCCCCCTCGATCAGCAATGTCACCGTGGACAACACCCACGCCACTCTGGCCGCCTATGTTGCTGCTGGCTATGATGCAGCCGCCTTTGATGAGGGCGACCTTCTGGTGCTGGCTACCGCCACCGACCCCGCAGAGCGTGTGTGGGTAAACCTGGGCACCAATGTCGGTGACGCTTCCGACTTCGTGGCTCTGTCCATCGCCTATGACGAGACAGAGATCAAAGCTATGTTCTCCGCTGGTGACGGCCTGGAGTATGCTGACGGCGTGTTCAGTGTTGCGGATGCTAGCATCACTGAGGCTATGCTGGCTACAGCGGTTGCCGCCAAGCTGAACCGTGGCGGCATCACCTATTCCCTGTCTGACGCTGGTGTGTCTGGCGTTACCTACTCCAACGGCGTGTTTACCATTACCCACAACCTGGGCACTCAGGCCGTGGCTGTGGTTATGCGTGACAGCCTGGACGATTACAAGCAGATTCCTGTCTCCAACGACGCCCCTGACGGCAACACCGTCCGCGTGTATTTTGCAGAGCAGCCCACCAACGACCAGTACAAGGTCACCATCGTGCCCATGATTATCTAACTACCCCCTTTTTCCGCCCTTGGTTTACCCGGGGCGGTTTTTTATTTGCTTGTTGCTAAAAATTTTTTGCAAAATATATTGACATATAGGGGAGGTTGTGGTATTGTATAGTCACAGCAAGCGAAGGAGGAATTGCAATGTATAAACACAAACTGATCGAGGACAACGCTGGCATCCTGCATCTGGCCGTTTTAGACGGTGATAACTGCATCTACTACCTTTCTGACGGCAATCGCAACATGGTTATGGAAGCTGCGCAAGCTGTCAAGGAGGGCTATGACCCCATCGCTGACGAATGGGAATGCGGCGAAAACAATCCGCAGGAATGCTACATTTCCATTTCTTCCATCGTCGAGAAACGCAACGGCGGCGCCTGGGAAATCGAATAACCCACCTGATGATGACTGACCGGCTATCAGTCGAAACCGCCGCAAGGCGGTCGTGGGAAGCCAGGGTGCAATGGAGCGTAAGCGGCATTGTGTTCGCAAATAGGGAGGTTCCTATCGACAGGAGAAGGGTCTTCGCATCTACGGATGAAAGCCTGTACGGTTTGCGACACCCTTTCCCACTCCGGATAAGTTGGAGGTGCTGCATGAAAAAGCAATTACCGTATAGCTTGTATAAGGCAAGCTGCAATAAATTTCCGGCAGAGGAGGTGTAATCGTGAAACTGAAAACGCTGCGGAATGATGCCGGACTGTCGCAAGAATTTGTGGCACGGCATCTGAATGTGTCCCGCATCACGGTGAAAAACTGGGAAGATGGGCGCACAGTGCCGCCTGCCGACAAAGCAGTTCGGCTCGCCAGACTGTTTGGCGTCACGGTCGAAGAACTAATGGAGGTGAAGAAATGAAGATCGGCAAATACACGGCCTGGTTTTCTAGCCTGATGTTCCTGGCCCTGATGGCCTGCCGGGAAATCGAACATCTGAGTTGGCTGGCTCTGCCCTATATGCTTGTCCTGGCTGGTGCGTTCCGGCTGCTGTGCAAAGAATTGGAAAAGGAGGATGACCATGGAAAGCGCAAAAAACAAAATGTGCCCTATGACCGGCAAGACCTGCGCCGAAAATAAGTGCGCTTGGTGGTGTTCGTTTGCCAAAGATTGTGCCGTTCCCTTGACGGCTGGCATCTTGGCAGACAGCGACATTAACCGCATATCCTGGAATCATAAGGAGGAAAACAAAGATGTGTGACATCTGCTTGCAATCCCCCTGCGCCCCCGGCTGCCCCAATCGGCCCGAACCGGTGATCCAGTGCCCCGTGTGCGGCCAGGAGTGCGAGGACCTGTATGTGGTCGAATCCACCGGTGATGTGGTAGGATGTGACCAGTGTATCCGAAAAAAGGATGCGCTGGATGTTCTGGAAGAGGAATAGGAGTGGTTACATGAGTGAATTGATCCGTGTGGTTCAGCTGCCTGTAATTGAAGAGCAGCTTATGGCCTTAAAGGAAGAAGTCGAAAAAGCGGCAAAAAGCGCCACATCCCTTGTTTGCACCGTTGACACGCTTTCTGCTGTGAAATCTGCCAGAGCAAATCTGAACAAGCAGTTTTCTTCTCTGGAGGAACAAAGAAAGGCCGTTAAGAAGGCTGTAATGGGACCGTATGAGGCTTTTGAGAAAGTCTACAAAAAATGCGTCAGCGAACCTTTTTCGGCCGCTGATGCCGATCTTAAAACGAAAATTAAGGAAACAGAAGATTCCATCAAAAACGAATGTGAAAATAAGATGCGAGACTTCTTTTCCGAATCCGCTGCTGCGGAAGGTGTCGGCTGGCTCAAATGGGAAGATGCTGGCATAAAAATTGATATGGCCGGCGCAAAGCAAAAATCCCACTCTAAGATCCGGGACCAAATTTTTAACTTTGTTACCCGTGTTTCTGGTGATGTGCAAGCAATTTCTGAAATGAACGATGCCAACGAAATCATGGCAGAATATCGCAGCTGTTTGAACATAAGCCAAGCTGTTTCCGCCGTGATGGACCGGCATCACAGAATCCAAGAAGAACAAAAAGCAGCAGAAGCTAGGAAAGCCGCTCAGATGGCCCAGGAGGAAGCTATTAGAAAAGTCGATGCAGAACTCACATCCAGCGCAATTTCTTCTCCTGTGCCCGTTCCTGCTCCCGAAATCAATATTCAGGAAGAAACGGTGTATCCTCGCTTTTCTTTTACGGTGATTAACGCCACTAAAAGTCAGCTGATTCGTGTAAGAGAATTTTTGAAACAGGAGGGCATTCAGTATGAATAAGCAGATGATGACCTACGATGACAACCGAACAGCTGTTTCGGATATCCAATCCGTAACAACAGAAATGGTTGTTTCCCGGCAAGCGCAGGAAGTTCAGGCAGCAATGATTGTTGCCAAACGCTTTCCCCGGGATGAAACCGCAAGCTGGAGCCGAATTATGAGTGCTTGCAAACGCCCAGGCCTTGCGGAAAAAGCCCGCTATGAGTACCCTCGCGGCGGCGAGAATGTGTCTGGACCTTCTATTCGTCTTGCGGAAGCCATGGCCCAGGCTTGGGGAAATCTGGACTTTGGCGTCATTGAGCTTGACCAGAAGCCCGGAGAATCTACTGTCATGGCTTACTGCTGGGATCTGGAGACAAACACTCGACAGACCAAAATTTTCACTGTTCCCCATATCCGGCAGACCAAGAAAGGAACCAAAGTCCTGACTGATCCTCGCGACATTTATGAAATGGTTGCGAATCAGGGCGCTCGCCGCCTTCGCGCTTGCATTCTTGGCATTATCCCGAAAGATGTTGTGGATGATGCCATGGAACAGTGCACAAAGACACTCACAAGCGGAAAAGAACCTTTGATCGACCGTGTTCGTAAAATGGTTTCTGTGTTCCAGGAACAGATCGGTGTACCTCAATCTTGCCTGGAAGAGTATATTGGCTGCAAGGTCGAAGCATTTACTGAGCAATCCATTGTCCGGCTGCGCGGAGTGTTTACCTCCATTAGCGAGGGAAGAGCCGACAGAGAAGATTATTTTAATCTTCCGAAGTCCGATTCTATGCTTCCCGAACGCAACGAACCGTTTGACATTCCCGCCGAAACCAAAACAGAAAAGGTAAGCCTTGATGAAATTTGATATCATCGCCACCGGAAGCACTGGAAACGCTGTGGTTATCAATGATAGCATTATGGTTGATTGCGGCGTTTCGTTTAAGGCTCTGGATCTTTTCAAAAAAAATATCAAACTTGTATTGCTGACTCACATTCATGGCGATCACTTTAAGCCCCGCACAGTTTGGTCGCTCCATCGAGAGCGCCCTACTCTTCGGTGGGGTTGCTGCGAATGGATGGTAAGGCCTTTGCTGGAAGCAGGCGTAAACAAGCGCGTGATTGATGTTATTCATCCGGATTCACCCGGCATGACAACACAGGCGCTTTGTTATAATGGGCTTGCTATTGTAAGGCCAGTTGCATTGCCCCACGATGTTCCGAACTGCGGTTGGCACATTTTTTGTGGTAAAGAAAGATTTTTTTATGCAACCGACACAGCTAATCTTGATGGCGTAAACGCTCCTGGTTACGATTTATATCTGATTGAAGCTAATTACAATCAGAATGAAATGGAGAACCGCATAAAGGCAAAAATGGAAGCTGAAGAGTTTGCATATGAGTCCAGAGCCATGACTACTCATTTAAGCAAAGAGCAAGCCGAAGAATGGCTTTATCAAAATATGGACAAACACAGCAAATATGTGTTTCTTCATCAACACAAGGAGAAAAAATGAATAACCACCAAGAAAACCTCGCAAGAGCGGCCGAACACTACGGCCTGGAATCACAGCTAAGAAAAACTCTGGAAGAGCTGGAGGAACTTTACATAGCGATACACACCAGAACCTTTGTCGGCGATGGAGGCGTATACGAAGAAATGGCCGATGTATACAATATGCTCGACCAGCTGTGCATTCTCACCGACAAAGGTGACACCGTCCGGCAGATTGCCGAACAGAAGATGATCCGCACGATTAAACGAATGGAGGACGAAAAATGCTGAATAAATCTATCCTGATGGGCCGCCTGACCGCTGACCCGGAACTCCGTCACACCCAAAACAATATCCCGGTTGCATCCTTCACCCTGGCAGTGGACCGTTCTTTCGGCCAGGACAAACAGACCGACTTCCTGGACATTGTGGCCTGGAGGAACACAGCGGAGTTTGCCGCCAAGTGGTTCAGTAAAGGGATGCTGGTGGCCGTCTCCGGCAGGCTCCAGACCCGCAACTGGGAGGACAAACAGGGAAACAAGCGCAAGGCCGTGGAAGTCGTGGCTGATGAAGTTTTCTTCGCCGAAAGCAAGAAATCTGACCGGCAGCAGGATCACACATCTCCGGACGGTTTCGAACCGCTTGAAGGCGAGCCGGGAGACCTTCCGTTCTAAGTTAAAGCCCCCGCTTTGGGGGCTTTTTCTCGCTTTTGCGTTGACAAATGTGTAAACCCGTGATATAATATGTAAGGAAAGGAGGTGCTTAAATGTACCGTATCAGAGAGGTTGCCAAGATGCTTGGCTTTACCGAAAGAGCCGTCCGGCAATGGATCATTGATGGGAAGATTAAGGCCGTCAAAATCATGTCTGAGTGGCGTATTCCTGCAGAGGAAGTGGAGAGATTGAAAAGGGGTGAGTAAGATGATAAAGTTGCAAATTGGTGGCTCCCCATGCACACATTGGAGCATTGCGCAGACCAAGAACCGAGAAACCGAGCCGGAAGGAATCGGCTGGGAGCTGCTCGAAAACTATCTGATTGCGCTGGATAAATTCCAGCCGGACTATTTTCTGTATGAGAACAACAAGAGCATGAGCAAGGAGATTAGGGAGGAAATCACCCGGCGGTTCGGGTTTGAGCCTGTCTGCATCAATTCCGCCCGGGTGTCTGCTCAGAACCGTCAGCGCCTGTACTGGTGCGGGGAGCGGAACCCGGATGGCATATACAGCCGTGTAGATGTACCGCAGCCTGAGGACAAGGGGCTCCTGCTCAAAGACATTGTTATCCCGGCGGAGGAAATTCCGCCTGAGTATTGGTATAACTGCCCCTGGCATTTTACGGGGGCAAAAAGCGGCGATGTTGTCCATCTTGACATAAGAGGAACCGATGCAATCAAGAGGGTATACTCCATAGACTATAAGTGCCCCACACTCACAACCTGTGGTGGAGGGCATAGGCAGGCCAAGGTGTTTCAGGACGGCAAGCCCAGACGGCTCAGAGTTTTGGAATATAAGCGACTTCAGACCGTCCCTGACAGCTACGCCTTCCCCGTCTCCGACACCCAGGCATACAAGATGCTGGGAAACGGCTGGACGGTGGATGTGATAGCCCACATCCTGTCCCATTGTCGCAGAATCGCTACCGAGCATCTGGATGTGCTGTCCATGTATGATGGCATGGCCTGCGGACACATTGCTCTGGATAAGATGGGGGCTACCATTGCCCGGTACAGAGCCACCGAGATTGACAAGTACGCAATCAAAACGGCTTGCCACAACTTCCCGGACATTGAGCAGTTGGGTGATGCGTTTCAGGTAAGGGAGTGGTGACTAAGTGGCTGAAAGCAAAAAGTTTTGGTACATCCAGCTCAATGTAAATTTCTTTGAAGATGAACGCATTGATTGGTTGTGCGAGCAAAAAAACGGCTATGCCTATGTCGTCCTGTATTTGAAGCTGTGCCTGAAAACGGCTAATAACAACGGGATATTGACCCGGCAGATCGGCGATATGATTATTCCATACAATGTGGATAAGATCGCAGAAATCACACACATTGATGTGGATATCGTCCGTGTAGCGCTTGAACTTTACAAGCGCATTGGCCTTGTCTACGAAGCTGACGAAAATTGCAATTTTATGCGATTGCCGGAAGTTCCCGGGATGGTCGGATATACCACACAAGCCGCAATCGAAAAAGCAAGGCAGCGTGAGCAGAAAAAGCAGCTTGAATCCGGACAACTTCCGGACAAATGTCCGGACAATGTCCGGACAAATGTCCGGACATTGTCCGGACAATGTCCGGACAAATGTCCGGACAATGTCCAGGACAATGTCCAACAAGAGTTAAGAGTTAAGAGTAAAGAGTTAAGAGATAATAATTTAGAGATAGAGATAGAGATAGAGGAAAAAGATATGTATGCGACAAAGTCGCAAAGCCACCTTCGGATCCCATATCAGAAGGTTTTTGATTTGTATTCCGCTATTTGCGTAAGCTATCCACCTCTTAACGCATTGTCAAACACACGGAAGAAAGCTATTGCCGCAAGATTCAGAAGCGGAAGAACGCTTAATGACTTCGAGGAAATGTTTCGCAGAGCAGAGACCAGTAGCTTTATGAAGGGAAAAAATAAGCATAACTGGGTGGCTGACTTTGATTGGATGCTCAAAGACGCAAATATGACCAAAATACTCGAAGGGAAGTATGATCCAAAGCCAATCAGCGCAAGCGCCGAAGAAGAAGGATTTAGCTTTTATGATTTGGCTTGCAGACTTGATGAAATGGAGGAAATGCAATGAACAGACAGGAAACTGGCGCTATCATGGATATTTTGAAAGCGGCATACCCAAGGCTTTATGCGGATCAGAAAGAAGTGCGTGGTGCGCTTAACCTTTGGCATGATATGTTTGCGGAAGATGATGTGAGAATTGTTGCAGCAGCTGTCAAACGACTTATTGCAACCGACACAAAGGGATTTCCGCCTCCCATTGGTGCTGTGAAGGAGCAAATCTGGCGCATCCAGAATCCCAATCATCTTACCGAACAGGAAGCGTGGCAGATGGTGGCCAAGGCGGTGAACACATCGAATGTGGAAAGGTCATTTAACGAACTTCCGCCAGAGGTTCGGCAGATTGTAAGGTCTCCGGTTCAGCTGACAGAGTGGGGGCGTATGGATGAAACAGCGTTTCAAAGCGTGGTAGCGTCGAACTTCCAGCGTTCTTTCAGGGCGAGAAAAGAAGTCGAAAAGGAAAGAGCCAAGCTGCCACAGGATGTGAGAAGGTTGGAGCAGGCTGCAACAAGAGCATTGCTTATGGAGGCGTTGGAGGGAAAAGACGATGCTTAAATACACTATTCCCATTGCTCCGGTGAGCAAGAAGAATAGTCAGCGTATTCTGGTGAATCGGAAAACAGGAAAGCCGTTTGTGGCTCCGTCGCAGGCATACAAGAACTTTGAGGCTTCTGCCGGGTATTTTCTCAGACCGAAGCCGAAAGAGCCGATACAGCGGCCTGTGACCGTCAAGGCGGTGTTTTACATGGCGACCAGGCGCAGGGTCGATCTGACAAACCTGTTGGAAGCTATCGACGATACCCTGGTGCATTGGGGCATCCTGGAGGACGATCACAGCGGCATTGTAGTTTCCCACGACGGCAGCCGGGTGCTGTACGACAAGGACAGGCCACGGGTGGAAGTAGAGATTGAGGAGGATGGTTATGAGTGTAAAAAATCTGAAGGAGATCTTGGAAAAGCACAAAAAATGGACGAATATGGAGCCAGGCGGTGAGAGAGCCAACCTGAGTGGAGCCGACCTGCGTGTAGCCGACCTGCGTGAGGCCAACCTGTATGGAGCCAACCTGAGTGGAGCCAACCTGAGTGGAGCCGACCTGCGTGAGGCCAACCTGTATGGAGCCAACCTGAGTGGAGCCGA